ACTAAATAAAGAACCAAACCCTTTTCAGGATATCAATACTTTTAAGAGAAATCTTATTATTGATTTACTGATTGATGGAAACATCTTTATATATTATGATGGTGCCCATCTCTATCATTTGCCTGCAAATAACGTTACTATAGAATCTGATACAAAGACCTATATTAGCAAGTATGTATATGATGGTCATATAGACTACACCCCTTATGAAATAATACATATTAAGGAAAACTCATTCAAATCAATATACAGGGGTGTACCTAGATTGAAACCAGCTTACAGAACTATGTATTTAATGGATAGTATGAGAAAGTTTCAAGATAACTTCTTCAAAAATGGAGCAGTTCCAGGATTAGTACTAAAAAGTCCTAATACTCTTTCTGACAGAATTAAAGAAAGAATGTTACAGGCCTGGAGTACAAGATATAATCCTAAAAATGGAGGAAAAAGACCTCTTATATTAGATGGTGGTTTAGAAGTAGATAGTCTAACTAAAGTAAACTTTAAAGAACTAGACTTTCAACCTTCAATCGCTGCTAATGAAAAAATAATTTTAGAAGCAATGGGCGTACCACCAATTTTACTAGATGGTGGAAACAACGCAAATATTAGACCTAACCATAGACTTTACTACTTAGAAACCGTACTGCCTATTGTTAGAAAAATTGGTTATGCTTGTGAAAGGTTTTTTGGGTTTAAACTTGTTGAAGATGTACATGGAGTCCCAGCACTACAACCAGAGCTTAGAGACCAGGCAGCATATTATGCTACTTTAGTAAACACAGGTATTATGACACCTAATGAGGTTAGAGATGCAATGAACATGGAATCAATAGATGGACATGATGAATTGAGAGTACCAGCAAATATAGCAGGTAGCGCAACTAACCCAGAGGAAGGTGGTAGACCACCTGAAGAAACAGAGGAAGAAACAAATGAATAGACCACAAGTATTAAAAGTATTAATGGATTTTTTCAAAAAGAAAGGTAAAATACTTTCTATAGAAGAATATAAAGCAGCAGAAGACGCTCCAATGCGTTTTATGGTTGCAAAAAGAGCTTTTGGCTCATGGGCAAGAATGGAACAAATGGCAAAAACTGCAGGGTGGGAAGATAACCCAGTAGCGCCTAAACCAGCACCCAAACCAAAGGCCAAGCCAGCTCCTAAAAAAGCTGTGAAGAAAGGTAAGTAGTTATGTCAGATAAAATTTTTCATTGGTCATCAACATTTAAAACGTTAGGCGAAGATGATGATGGAAGTGTGAATATCAAAGGATATGCTAGCACTAACGCATCAGATAGAGCGGGTGATTGTATTGACCATGACGCATGGACTAAAAATGGTGGATTGGAAAACTTTAAAGGTAATCCAATAATTCTTTTTAACCATGACTATAACAGACCAATAGGTCGTGCTACTTCATTAGAAGTAAACGACAAAGGCCTCGAACTTGGAGCTAGAATCTCTAAGTCTGCAGGCGATGTAAAAGATCTTATAAAAGATGGCGTACTTGGAGCATTTTCCGTGGGTTTCCGAGTCAAGGACGCAGATTATCTAAAGGAAACCGACGGATATAAAATAAAGGATGCTGAGCTATTCGAAGTGTCTGTTGTAAGTGTACCTTGCAACCAGACAGCAATGTTTTCGATTGCGAAATCATTCGATTCTCAATCAGAATACGATGAATGGAAAGCTGAATTTACTAATGACGTAAAACAGGCTCATGAGATGGAAGCAGTAAAAACTGACGAAATTGATGCGCCACAAGCCGTGGGTAAAACCACTCAACAGGAGAGACATATGTCTACAGAAAAAACTACTCCAAATGCTGAGTTAGACTTAAAAGCGTTCGCGGAAGAGGTGGCAAAATCAACTGCTGCTAAAATCGCAATGCAACAAGCAGAACAAAAAGCAAAAGAGTTAAGCGAAGCCGAAGAAAAGCAAGCTGTACAAGATGCAGAAGTTGCTGAAAAAGAAGCTGAGCAAGAAAAAGTTAAAACAATAGTAACTGCTGGTCTATCAGGAGCTGAACAGCTCGTAAATGACGTTGAAAAACGCGTTTCTGAAAGACAAGGAGACTTAGAATCTGTTGTTAATGAACTTAAAACTGAACTATCCGACAAGAAAGATGAGATTAACGCTATGCGTGAATCCAAAAGACATTTTGGCGATAGACAAAACAGCGACTGGCAGAAAGCCTTCCAAAGCGACATTGATGACGCTTGGGTTATGGGTCTTGCTACTGGTAAAGGCTGGAATACTAAACTTGGTCAAGAGACTATGGAAAAAGTTAATGCCCATTCAGGTGTTGGCGTTTCATCAGCTGATTTTGAACAAACAGTATCAACAAATATCGAAAGAGATATTCAACTAGAATTAGTATTGGCTCCTCTATTTAGAGAAATCCCAATGCAATCAGCAACTCAAATCATTCCTATCATGCCTGATGCTGGATATGCAGAATTTACTTCTAACCAAGTAGCTACTGGATCTTCACCACATGGTAACTTAGAGGAAAGAGGCGACACATATGGTTCTCCATATGCTGGTGTTGATTTAACAGAAAGAACTCTTTCAACGAAAAAACTTATTTCACAATCTTACTTAGGTAATGAAACTGAAGAAGACGCAATTCTACCGATACTTCCTTTAATTAGAGATTCTATCGTTAGATCACACGCAAGAGGTATTGAGAATGCTATCTTAGTAGGTGACCATGCTGATGGTGTATACGGTACATCACAAGCAGCTTTTGACGGCTTAATCGCTATCGCTGCAGCAGCTGACTCATCTGGTTCGCATTTAACTCAATCAGCAACTGCATTCGCATCTGAATCTTTAACAGCAGCTACATTGTTAAATGCTAGAAAGAAAATGGGTAAATATGGTATTAACCCTAGAGATGTTATTTACATTGTTAACTCAACAGAGTACTTTAACTTGCTATCCGACGCTGAATTCCAAGATGTCAACCTAGTTGGCAACATGGCAACCAAGCTTAACGGTGAAATTGGTGAAGTCTTCGGTTCTAAAGTAATCGTTTGTGACGAGTTCGCTACACCAGCGGTCTCTAAGTTCTATGGTGCAGCAGTGTACGCTAAGAACTATGTAATGCCAAGATTAAGAGGCGTTACTATTGAGTCTGACTACGAAGTAGCAAACCAAAGAAGAGTTCTAGTTGCATCGCAAAGACTCGGTTTTACCGATATGATTGCAAACGCGACTTCAGTTCACGCTTTACAGTATAAAGGTAGTTAATACCTTACTTATCTTGTGGGAGCTAGTCTCCCACAAGACTTTTTTATAATATTATGGCAGATTTAGTTACATTACAACAGTTCAAAGACTTCGCAGGATTGCAAGGCGTTCAGAATGACGCCCGTCTTAATACAGTTATTGATAATGTTAGCCAACTCGTAAAAACATATTGTGGTACTACTATAATAGATTTTGCGACAACTGATAAAACAGAATACTTTAATATAAGTGATAACCATGTTGATAGAATCATATTAGCAGAATCACCACTTATATCAGTATCACAAGTACAAGAAAGACAAGACCAAGCAGGTGCATATGTTACACTAATCACAGAAAACTCTGACAGTAGTGGTAAATATGAATACATCATAGACATGGATTCTGATAGTATTGTACGAACAACATCTACAGGAACAAAATCATTTCCTAGAGGAATGAAAGCTGTAAAGGTTGTATATAGAGCAGGATACACAAGTACTCCTGAAGATTTAAAACTTGCAGTATTTGACTTAATTAAGTACTACATGAAAGATGAAAGAAAAGAAAGAATGTCGATAGCAGGAGCTTCAATAGAAAATCAACTATCAACAAGTCTAAGAAATAATATAGGATTTCCAGACCATATCAAGCGTGTACTTGATATGTATAAAATATATAGCTAATGGCTCAAGCAGCAGTTGTAAAAGAATTCATAAAAGAATTAGATAAAGTTGAAAAGAGAATTCCTAAACTAATAGGCTCAAGTGCAGAAGGAGATGTATTAGATGTAACATTTAATGCAGCAACAGTAGCAGACCAATTTGCTATTGGAATAAATGAATTACTAGAGCCTTTAAGAAAAAATGGAACATTAAGTCTTACAGCACAACCTTTTGAAGACAAACCTTATATTAAAAAGATAGTTAACAAAACTATAAAAGATATACGATCAACTAAACAAGTAGTAGGAGACAAAAAAACTTTTAATGTGCCTTTATTTACAGCAGCAGGATATACAGGTCCAGGTAGCAGTGAAGGTTCTTATATAGTTAGAGGTGGAGGAACTCAAAGAATAACGTTTAGATTTATTAGTGTAGGTAAAGGTAGAGGAACAGGTGCAAATGATACTCGTATACATGCTATTGTCAAAGCTTTAAGAGACCATATTTATAATCAATGGTTAAATGGTCAAGGAGGTCCTACATCAATATTTGGAGCCTTACCAAGAAGAGGCAGTAAAGCAGATGAATTAACAGATGCTACTGAAATAGGACATAAATTAAATACTACTAGAGGAGCAATAGCTTTACAAGTTTTAAAAAAATCTAGTCCAAAACTTGCGGCGTTATCATATGGTTTTACTATATTTGATGTTGCAGACCAAATACAAAAGAATTTAAAATTAGATGTAAACAGAAATTATGTTAAAAATAAAGTAGGTAATTTTGAATTTAGATATCAAATTCTTACTGAAATTATGGAAAACTTTACTGGGTCTGAAGATAGTGATTTTTCAAAATTAAAAGAAAAATTTATTAAACAAGCAGTAAATGATTTATTTATGAAAAATAAATCTTTAGCATTTAATCTTTTAAATAGTTCAGGAA